CAACTTAGGCAAAGAAACAGCAGCAGGTAAGGCAGCAGCCATAGCATCTACTTTGATATCTACTTATCAAGGTGCGCAGGATTCTTACAAGTCTTTAGCAGGTATTCCTGTCGTTGGTCCTGCATTGGGTATCGCAGCTGCAGCAGCCGCAGTGGCAGGTGGTTTAAAAACTGTACAAAGTATTAGAGCTACTAAAACCCCTGAAACAGCAGGTATTAGTAGTGGTGGTGCAAACATAAGCAGCCCATCAAGACCTGCGCCCCCATCAGTACCCCCTGCATTTAACATTGTAGGCGCATCAGATACTAACCAATTAGCAGAAGCAATAGGTGGACAAGCGCAGCAACCTGTCAAAGCATACGTGGTATCAAACGATGTAAGCACAGCACAGGAATTAGACCGAAACATCGTAGAGGGTGCTTCGATAGGATAAAATACAAAAACTAAACTTAATACGTTATATAGATATGCGAATCGTAGAACTAATCTTAGACGATCAAGAGATAACAGGGATAGAAGCGATATCTGTTGTAGAAAACCCTGCCATTGAAGAGGATTTTATTGCACTTAAAAACGAAGAGATAAAACTTGCTGAGGTATCAGGCGAAAAGCGTATCCTACTCGGTGCATTACTTATCCCAAACAAACCGATATACAGACGTAAGGGCGATGATGAGTACTATATCTACTTTTCAAAAGATACAGTAGAAAAGGCATCACAGCTATACTTACAGAATGGCAATCAGAATAAAGCCACATTAGAACATCAACACAGCATTAACGGATTAACACTTGTAGAGAGTTGGATAGTAGAGGACGAAAAACACGACAAAAGCAGAATGTACGGGCTAAATGTACCTGTGGGAACTTGGATGGGGGCTGTAAAAGTCAACAACGAAGAGATATGGGAACAGTTTGTAAAAACAGGAAAGGTTAAAGGGTTCTCTATTGAGGGCTACTTTGCTGATAAAATGGAACGCCCTAAAGAACCTATCAATGACTTTGATGAGGACGAAGCACAGGATATGCTTAAATACATTCGTAGAATCGTTAAGCAAGATGGTAGACACAAAGATGGCAAAAAAGAGGAATTAGAATCCTACTCTGATTATCCAAGTGGTGTAAAAAATAACGCAAAGCGTGGTATTGAACTCAACGAGAAAGTAAACAACAAATGTGCTACTGATGTAGGTAAGATACGAGCGCAGCAATTAGCACAGGGCAAACCCATCTCTAAAGAAACTATCAAACGTATGTACTCATATCTAAGCAGAGCTGAGGAATACTACGATGAAAGCGACACTAAAGCGTGTGGTACTATCTCATATCTTCTATGGGGTGGTAAAGCAGGTAAAAGGTGGGCTGAAAGCAAGTTAAAGGAATTAGGCGAATTAGATTTAGCATCTCAGGTTATCAATGACGAAATGGCGATCATAGATGATAGACTTGCGTTTGCTACAAAAGAATTAGCAATAGCAGCAGCAAAAGATATAGGTTGTGAATCTTACCACGAACACGAATACATGGGTAAGGTATGGTATATGCCTTGCGAACAGCACAATCTTAAAAAACCATGCCAAGATGGATACGTCCAATATGGTATGAAAATGAAAAACGGAAAAAAAGTACCTAATTGCATACCGATAGATGGCTAAGAGAATAGACTACATAAAAGTATTAAAGCCAAAGGTACGCAGAAAGGGTGTACACGCTAAAACCAAAATGAGTAGCATTAAAGGTTCAAAGCTATATAAGAAAAAATACAGAGGTCAAGGGAAATGATTAAACGACTGAAACGATTTATCACACCATCAAGAACAAGCCCTAAGGGTTCAAGACGTGCCTGTTTATGCGAGGATAACACGTACTCTATTAAGTGTTGTGATGGCTCATTAAGAGCGCAAGGGATAGGTAAAATTTAAATATAAAAACAATGAGTAAAAAAGTAATGCAAAAAATCGTTTCTATTAATAAGCAAACAGAGTTGTCTGCTGAAAAGGTAGAATTAGGCATTGTAGATGATTTAAACAAAGTGCTTAATTCATCTCAAGGTTTAGAGAAAGAGATAAAAAAAATTAATTCTATTATAGGCGCAAATCGCAAACTTGCTGCAAGTGCTTTAAAAGAGCAAAAAAAACTTAAACAAAACGCTGAAAAGGCATCAGACAAATACAGAAAATTAGAGAGAGAGTTTGAATCGGCAAGACAAGAAAGCGAAAGAGCTGATAAAGATTATAATAGCTCTTTAGATGCGTTTAAAAGATATGACAAAAACGCAGATAAATTTGTTTCACAACGCAAACCATTAATTAAAGAAGCTACTAAAAACATCTCATCTTTTAATAAAATGATTGACCAAGCTGAAAAGGCAGCAAAAGATTTAGGTGTTAAAATACCAACGGCAAGTTTTTCCAAAATGCGTGATAGATTAGAAAAGCTAATTAAAGTCTTATAGATTATCAAAATACAAATTAAATTTTAAACACGTTATATAGTTATGAAAGCGACAGAAATTCTAAGTAAAATCAAAACCTATCTTGGGGAAGATACTGCTGATATTGTAGAAAATATCGAGCAATCCCAAGTAGTAGAGTTAGCACAAGCGAAACTCGATAACGGAACTGTCCTTGAAGCAGAAGCGTTTGAAGCAGGTAATGAAATCTTTATCCTTACAGACGATGAGAAAGTGGCTGTTCCTGTTGGCGAATATACAATGGAAGATGGGCAAATCCTTGTCGTTGAGGAAGAGGGTATCATTGGCGAAATCAAATCTGCTGAACAGGAAGAGGAAGTTGAAGCATCTGAGGAAGTATCTGAGGAATTAGAAACAGAAACTGAACTTGAAGAGGTGGAAGCTGAGTATGCTACTAAAGAAGAGTTAGCAGAAGTAAGATCATTGGTTGAGGAAATCAAGCAGATGATTGAAAAGAAAGAGGAAATGAGCGAAGTGGAAGAGCAAGTGAAAGAGGAACTATCTGAAACACCTGCCACAGAAGCGATCACTCATAACCCTGAACCCAAACAAAAATTAAATCTAAAGTATGCGCAAAACAGAAAGCAAAATACTTTTGATAAAGTAATGTCTAAAATTGTTAACAATTAAATTTATATAAAATGCCAAATCCAACTATTACAGGTTCAAGTTATGCAGGGGAATTTGCAGGGAAGTACATCGGTGCATCTTTGTTTTCTGCTAAAACTTTAGATGAAGGGGCGGTTACAATCCTTCCTAACATCAAATTCAAAGCCGCTATGAAAGTAGGTGCGTTCTCAAATCTTGTACGTTCTGCTGATTGCGACTTTGATTCAACTACATCAGGTCTTACTCTAACTGAGAAAGTCTTAACACCAACTGAATTGCAAGTTAACTTACAAATCTGTAAGAAAGAATTGCACGCTGATTGGGAAGCTGCTCAAATGGGATTCTCTGCTTTTGACGAGCTACCCCCATTGTTCTCTGATTACGTTATCGCACGTGTAGCTGCTGAGGTTGCACAAGCTACTGAAAACTCTATATGGGGTGGAACAGCAGGGGAAGGAAGCTTTGACGGATTCAAAACTCTTTTACAAGCCGACTCAGATGTGGTTGATGTAACAGGAACATCTGTTGATGCTTCAAATGTTATTACAGAATTAAATAAGGTTATTGATGCCATCCCAAGTGGTGTATATGGTTCAGATGATCTTACTCTGTATGTATCTACTTCAATCGCAAAAGCATATATTCAAGCACAAGCAGCTTTAGGATATAGAGAGCTTTACAACGTAGGACAAACTGAGTTGAATTATCAAGGTATCCCAATGTTTGTAACAAGCGGATTGAATACTAACAATGCAGTTGCTGCTCGTAAGTCTAACCTATTCTTTGGAACAGGATTGCTTGATGACAGAAACGAAGTTAAAGTAATTGATATGGCTGACCTTGATGGTTCACAGAACGTGCGTGTAGTTATGCGCTATACAGCAGGTGTGCAGCATGGTATTGGTTCAGACGTTGTTCTTTACTCTTAATCAGTAATTGTCTAACTTAAAAGGGGTGGGTAAGCCGAGTGCCTACCTACCCTTTTTTATTAAAATAAAAAAATATGCCTTGTTCAGTATCAAACGGAAGAGCGTTACCATGTAAGAGTGGTGTAGGTGGGCTAAAGAACATTTACTTTGCCCCTTATACAACCACCACAGCAGCATTGACTGACAGTAGTGGTACAATCACTTTAGATGATAGCGTATCTTTCTACAAATATGAAATCAAGGGTAACTCATCATTAGAAACTGCTATTAACTCGTCAAGAGAAAATGGCACTACTTTTTATGAGTCAACCCTTAATGTTACATTTACGTTTTTAGATGTAGCTACTCAAGAGCAGATTAAGCTCTTAGCTCATGGTCGACCTCAAATCGTTATCGAAGATTATAATGGTAATGGATTTTTAGTAGGTAAAGATCATGGAAGCGAAGTTACAGGGGGTACAGTTGTAACAGGTGCAGCTATGGGGGATTTAAGTGGATTCACGCTTACCCTTACTGCTCAGGAAACAGCACCACCTTTCTTTGTAGCAACACTACCTACTGATGATTCAAGTAGCCCAATAGATCCAACACCATAAATTTTTTGTATATTTGCAAAGAGTTTTTTCATTAAGTTTGGTTTAGTTATTGTGAGGGGGTGTAAAAGCCCCCTTTTTTATTACACAAAATTTAGAATCTATACGTTATATAGGTATGCACGTATTAACTACATCGACAGATTCGCAAAGTATTGATGTAATACCACGCAGAAGCGTATCAGGTAGCTTGTCAATGTTTGTAAGAAACGAATCGACAAATGTAGTTACAGAATATACAGCAGACCAAGATTGGGATGAATATACAGCTACGTTTAGCGGTTCACAAATAGAATGGCAGGGTAGCACATTAACTTATTCAGAGGGGCAAACATATCTTACTATTAATAATAAATACGACCTTACAGAAGATACACATTATTCTTTTGTAGTACAAGATGGGATAGGTAAGATATTTAAGGGTATGATGTTCTGTACAGATCAAACGATAGACCAAAGTACGAACTCATACTATCAGATAAACAAAAACCAATATGTAACACACTCTGCTGATAACGAGTTTATAGTATTATGATAAAACTAACTACATCAACGGACGATCAGACCATAAAGGTTATACCGCGCTCTTATGCAACGAATGTGAGTATGATATTTAGAGATGACTCTACAAACACATCTGTTACATATACATCATCTGCTACTACTGACAAAAACCATTTAGTTATTAGCGAATCATTATCCTTAACTGAGGGTAGGTTTTATGATTTAACAATAAAAGAAGGTAGCAACGTTATATATAAAGACAAAGTATTTTGCACAGACCAAACAGTTGACCAAGATACTAACAACTATTACTCAGTTAACGATGGCGAATACACCATAGATACGAGCTACGATAACGATTATATTATATTATGAAAAACGATTTAAGAATAGTTAACCTAAGCACCTACACAAGCCCTACTGTAAAAGAAGTACGGAATCAGGAATTTGTGAGCTATGGCGATGATAACAACTACTTTCAGTATCTTATAGACAGATACAATGGTAGCCCTACTAACAATGCTATCATAAACGGAATTAGTGAGATGATTTATGGTAAGGGTTTAGATGCTACTGACAGTAACAGAAAACCTGACCAATACGCACAGATGGTATCTTTGTTTAATGCTGATTGTGTTCGTAAAGTAGTGTATGACCTTAAACTGATGGGGCAATGTGCTATGCAGGTTATCTACTCTAAGGATAGAACTAAGATCGTAAAACTTGAACATATCCCTGTTGAAACACTACGAGCTGAGAAGTGTAATGACAAAGGCGAAATTGAAGCGTATTTTTATCACTACGATTGGGCTAAGTACAAAAAGAGCGATGAGATAAAACGCATCCCTGCCTTTGGAACTTCTAAAGAGGGCTTAGAAATTATGTATATCAAACCTTATAGAGCAGGGTTTAAATACTATTCGCCTGTTGACTATCAAGGGGGTACACAATACGCAGAGTTAGAGGAAGAGATAAGCAACTATCACTTAAATAATATAATGAATGGCTTAGCACCATCTATGCTCATCAACTTTAACAACGGAACGCCTGATCCTGAGCAAAGAGAACTAATCGAAAGACGTATATACGAGAAGTTTAGTGGTAGTAGCAACGCAGGTAAGTTTATCTTAGCATTTAACGATAATGCAGAAACTGCTGCTGATATACAACCTATTCAACTAAGCGATGCTCACAATCAATATCAGTTTTTAAGTGATGAGAGCGCACGTAAGATACTTGTATCTCACAGGGTAGTAAGTCCTATGCTTTTAGGAATTAAAGACCAAACAGGGCTTGGTAATAACGCAGACGAGCTAAAAACAGCTACTATCCTTATGGATAACACAGTTATTCGTCCGTTTCAAAGATTGCTTATTGAAAACTTTGACCAAATACTTGCGTACAACAATATCTCACTTAATCTATACTTTAAGACCTTACAACCTTTAGAGTTTACCGACCTTGACAATGTTGCTGATATGGAAACACGAGAAGAGGAAACAGGGGTAAAAATGAGTAAAGAGGACTTGACTGATGAAGAGTTTGATATTATCCTTGACGATCTAAGGGGCGAAACAATATCGAACCGATGGGAAGCAGTTGACATAAGAGAACACAGCGAGGATAACGAAAGTATAGAGGATTGGGCTATAAAGCACATTGAAAGCAAAGAAGAGAAATTAGAAAAAAAGTCAATAGATTCTAAAAAGAGTGGGTTTAGCTATTTAGACAAATCCCTATATAAAGTAAGATACCGATATGCTGAAAAGTACAGCTCAGGCAAATCAAGACAATTCTGTCGTATTATGATGAGCAGAAGTGGTAGAGGTGTTGTATATCGTGTAGAGGATATTGACAAAGCGAGTAATGCAGGTGTGAATAAGTCTTTTGGGCATAAAGGCAAAGCATACGATTTATTTAGATTCAAAGGTGGGGTTAACTGTGGGCATAGATGGGAAGAGGTCTTATATAGACTAAAATCTAAAACTATGAAAAAGGTAATCCAAAACTACGATGAAGTAGATAAGATACCTAAGTCTTATTCGCCTACACCACGAGGATATAAGGATGCAGAGAAAGCACCAAAGGACATGCCAAATAACGGACACCACCCAAATTATAAAGGATAATGGCAACAGCACTATTTATATCACGTACAGACCTTGTTAA